CCCACCAATGACTGGATAGGGGGGGGTGTCGTTAGCCACCCAGGATTTCTCCCTCCTGCCCCCACACATCTATCTACTCATAGATGTCGTCTACCTTAGTTAACGTAATACTCATTATTGTGTTAACTGTTGGTAGTGTTCCACTTGCACTTAAAGTAATGGCCTGCTGACTGTCTGCGCTAACCAACTTGAAATAATAATTCATAAAACAAGTTGAAGCGTTTACGCCGGAAGTTGACGTCACAAATGAACTACTATTTGTGAAGACAGTTGCCACGCTGGCGATTCCACCAGAGGTGCTAATACTGGGTACGGAAATCACCCCTGTAACATCGCCTTTCCATGCGATGTTTAAGAAGTAATTACCGTTTGGTGTGGTGGTGTCCATGGTAATTGTAGTACCATTTACCAATACTCCAGTAATATCGCCACTGTACTGTGTTTGCACAGTTCCTAATGGGAATGCGGAACTAAAAGTGGTCCGGGTGACAATCAACGTCTTGGAATCAACCCCTACATCCTCAGGGAGCAATGGTTTAAATAGCTCGACACAATATGACACCCATAGTTCACCCAACAATTGTGTGGGATTTAATTGGGTGGCAATTTGAGTCAACCCTAAATCATAAGATCTAAGGTCCTGAGTACCGGGTACAGCACCAGTGCGCACGTAAAGTCGTGTTTGTGGTGTCTCTGCTGCAGCACACTCAATCCCATGAATCATGTTCATAGTGGGCTTGGTGGACACAGCATACTCGGCATTCTCCATTTGTACTTTAGACGTAAATGGAGGTCGGTCGGCGTTGTAATTTGTTGCCATTATAACAACGCCAGGGGCACCACTTGTAACAAAGTCTGTTATAAGCGGTCTGAACTCAAAGATGAGTCCATGAATCCGGTACTGTTGGTAGCACTTGGCAACACTACTCAACCACGGAAACGTAGTTGCTAGGCCGGGATTCAGCGGATATGCGCGGTTCGTAAACCCCACAGATCCACCAATGTCCCCAATATACTCCCTGTTGCAAACAATGTTTGTTCTTTCACTAGTCGCGAACTGAGGCACTTGCCTGTCGCTGGTCAACAAGTTGTATTTTGGGGCTGCACCGACCATCTTATAATCACCACTGCCGAAGATCTGGCCAATACCAGATCCAAGCCACTTTCCAACACCTTGCAAGTATGGCATGTTAAACATGCGCCCTACTTGCTTTCCGGCTATCTTGCCGGCATCAGCGAAAGGTGTTGGCTTCTTCTGCTTCTGTTGAGTCTTTCTCATTTTTCTTGTCATGGTATGGGATACCCTATGACGTGGGGACTGTACATCAGTTGTTAACCCTTGGAAGGTCCGTGCAGTCTCTTGGCATTCTGTTTAGCACTAAAGTAATAGTTTTGGCCTATTACAACAACTGACCCCATGCTCTCTGAGCTCGTGGATACGATCCAAAGCACGCATTGCGATTTTTCCCTACATACCTAATGGAAGTGAGCGATAAGGGGGTTGTCCCTTAACGTCACCGAGGCCATAAGATCGAAACGTTTCCTCTATTACCAATTGCTCGTACGGATGTACGTCAAATGCCAGGTAAAATGAAAACCGACATAGTGGGTCAATTGTTTGTGTGTACCCCCTAGTCATTCCTCTAGCCATTCTTGCGGCTCCAGTTTCCAATGTTGGATCACTGATGCTCTTCCTGCCACGACTTTCCCTTACAAATATCGTGTAGAACTCTTGCCACAAAGGTATGCCACCGGTGAGTGACATACCACCTTTCCCAACTGCACTACACCAACCTTCTAGAACCTTTCTGTTCACCAATGGTTTCAAACTTAAGCAGTCTTTGGAAATGGCTGTTCGAGGGTCACGTACCATAATGTACTCCTTCCCATCGAACACAGGTTGACACTGACAGAAGACTATCTTCTCGAATATGTCAACGGGTGTCTCAATTGTCATGGTAAATCCGTAGTTCAAGAACCACTCGGATAAACCAGTCATGAAGACCTTCAGATCGCTTCTTTCCATGATGGTGACACTATCGTCACCATCATCAGCTAATCTGATGTTTACACCCCTTTCACTCGCGTATGTGTATATTAACCCTGTCATTATTAACACATTCCCTAACGCGGTGTTTGAGTCACCACTCATCCTATTTCTATTGATCTTGTATAGGATTTTGCCCTCTTTTGTATACCCAACGCCTTTGTTGCTACGTTGAAGCGCAATAAGTTTCTTGAAATACTTATTGCCCTTGTAAAACGATTCGTATACACTATGTTCCCAGATGAGAGCATCGAGTGTGACATGCTCGTCGAACCTGGAAGCATCAAGTCCGACGGCAACGGGATCAACAAACTGATCCCAGTGGTGCCTTAATGCCAACCCTCTCGTTCGCGCATTAAGGCATTTAAATACAACCGTGTGACCGAACACATCATTTATATTCTTATAAATTTTCTTCTCTATAGGCTTTATGAACCTACCTGTCTCGACCGTATACCTAGGGCTACGTGGTTGAATAACCCTAGGGACGGCATTTGGCTTGGCTGTGAAGTTGTACTTCTCGCGTTTTACAAATGGCCTGACGTTTGCCAATTTTGGGGAAAATCCATATGAATTGTTTTCATTTACAGCTTGTTGATAAATCTTTACCCTTCGATCCTGGAATAAATCTACGAATCCTTGCGGACTCAACGGGATGGCCTGGTGTGACTTACCAACTAGCTGATCAGTGAATACACTCAATCCATTGAATGTTCCTATTGCTATGTCAGGTGGTTTCTTGTAAACGCCGTCTTCCTTGATGAAGAAGACACGCTCAAGCAATGCTCTTTCTAGAGTCGATAGAGAATTGTGATAAACTCCGTAAAACACTTCATTTGACAGATAACTGAAGTGGTCAAGGGTACGGAGTTTGTTTGGGGTTCCCAGGAATGTTACTACCTTTAGATCGGGGTGTTCTGGGGCGATGGTTTTCTCGCATAACACCTCAGGTAGTAATCCTAGGCACCCCTAGGCCCTAGGAGTGGGCCCCTTTGACCTAGTCATAAAGGGCCCAAACCATGGCCTGGTGGAGTGCCAACTGGCATCACGCTTGTCCAATTGCAGGAGTAGCTTTCTGCTACTTCGGTACTTAGCCGCGTCGATCTCACATTCCGTTGGTGTGAACACCATCTCCACTGCCATTGGCATGAAGGTCGCAATGTGCGTCGGTCTAAGTTTCCGTGCTTGGAACAACTGG